GTTGATAGCATAAGTTGCCATTTCTTGAATAAATTTCTGAGTTCTTTTTTTCTGCGTGGGCATTTTCGTTTGGGCAAGCGGTTTTACTTCAATAATATAAGTCATTACTTTGCCGTCTTTTAAACGCATTTTGGCAATAAAGTCAGGAAAGTATTTGTGTTTCTTTTTGTCCACAGGTGAAATGTATGGTATTGGAAGTTCTTCCGAGCCCCACCAGATGACTTGCGGATGTTCGTCAAGCCATTTCATCACACGCACCTCCCAAGTCGACCTATAAACGATATTGGATGGGTCGCCTTTATATTTGCCAGGGTTCTTAGGTTTGAACCATCCTTTGTAATTGTTGCCAAATGTCATATAAATATGTAGTATAATTCCACGGGAATCCTAAATGGCTCTATTTAACCTAACAGACATCATATTTAACGGCAGCAAAGGCGCAACTGGTCCCTTAGCCGTTCTTGGGCAGTCTGGATATGAATCAAACACTTTCAGATATCCAATTGACTTGGGAAGTAGTGATAAAGCACATTATATAGTGTTCAATATTAATGAACAGCGAATGACCAGTTATCCTGGCAAATCAACTGCTGATACTCCAACAACGATTGCAAATAATTTAAAATATGGTAATGCGGCTGCAGGAACATCATATCTTATGAATAATCTTGGTCAAGCAATAGAAGTTGTTGCAACTGGTGTTGGTTCAGCTATTGGTAGTCTTTTTGGTACATCTTTAGACAATACAATTGTTGGTGGCGCCGGTTCTCAATTACAAGCTGAAGTAGTTTCGGCAGCCAAAGGATTACAAAAAGGCAGTATTCGAGCCGAAAGACGAATTACTGATACTGTTGCTTTGTATATGCCTGATACATTAGCTTATGCACAGTCACAAAAATATGATACTCCAGGCGCTGGTGGTCATCCATTAACCGCACTTGCTTCTGCTGGTAAGAGTGTGCTTGATACAATTCAAACACAAAAAGGTGCAGGTCTTGGTGCAGGTATTGTAAAAAACTTGTCTCCATTTATTGCTAGTATGGCTGCAAAAGCTCTTGGTGGTGTTGGTCAAATTGCTTTCTCACAAGCATACGGTGTTGTTCAAAATCCAATGTTAGAAGTTTTGTATTCTTCTCCTGATTTTAGAACATTTAGATTTGATTTTATGTTTTATCCAAGGTCTGAAAAAGAATCTTCTGCTGTTCAAAATATTATTGAACGATTCAAATTTCATCAATCACCAGAAGTCAATACAAAATTTGGTAATGGTTTTTTTATGGTACCTCCTTCTGAATTTGATATTAGTTTTTATTATAATGGCACAATAAATCCAAACATTCCTAAAATTTCAACTTGTGTTATGGAATCTATGGATGTTGATTATGCACCAAACGGTTTTTCTGCATATGAAGTTCCTGGTGAAGGTGCAAAAATGGGTCGAACAGGTATGCCAGTTGCCATTCGTATGTCATTACAGTTTAAAGAAACAGAAATTATGACAAAAACTTCTTTGAATAATCAATCAGGTTACAATACAGCTAGAACATATGGCACCAATGCTGGTTCAGAACAAACTGCTATGTTAGCTGAGCAAGATAGAGATTTCAATTAATATGTCAAAATATTTTAATTATTTTCCAAAAACATTATATACCAGCGATACTGAAACTGGTGTAGTTGTTACCAATATTATAGCTCGATTTGCTTTTGAAAAATCATACAGAGAAAATTCTGCGGTATATTACGAATATGATATACAAGATAGTGATACACCAGAAATTATTGCTCATAAAATGTATGGCAATTCAGAAAGACATTGGATTGTTTTAATGATGAATGAAATTGTTGACCCACAATATGATTGGCCACTTGACCAGAGAACCGTTATTAGTTATATTAATGACAAATATACTGCTAATGCTTCCGCTGGTCAAACTGGCATTTCTTGGGCTCAACAAAATACACATTCATATTATAAAATTGAAACAAGAACAACCGATTCAACAGGTAATAAAATTGAAAAGAAGCTTCAAATAGATTCAAATACTTACGCCAATTTAATTGAAACCACCACAAATTTAAATTTACAAGATGGTAATGCAATTACTGTTAAAGTTGGCAAAGAAACAAAATCTTATTATGATTATGAAATTGAATTAAATGAATCTAAAAGAACTATTAAATTAATTAAACCAGAATTCGTTAGTGCATTAGAAAATGAATTAATACGTGTTTTAGCATAATGTCCCTTGTATTAAAACAAACAACACAATTTACAATACGTGAGTTAAAACTCATAACCAAATTTGGCAGTTTTGATATAAGCGCCATCTTTGAAGAATTGAATGTGTATGATAGCCTATTGATGCCGTGCATGACAGGTAATATTGTCATCAAGGATTCTGTTGGTCTTTCAAAGCGCCTATCGTTTGATGGTAGCGAATACATCAAAATAAATGTTGTTAAAGGTGAAGATAATGCTGTTACAACAATTGATAAAACATTTAGAATATACAAACAATCTGATAGAACAACAATAAATCAAGGTTCAGAAATGTATGTTCTAAGTTTTATTTCTGAAGAATTTATTTACTCTGAGCAACAAAAAGTTTCTCAATCATATTCTGGTTCATATGATACAGTTGTTAAATCGGTACTTACAAAATATTTAAAAGTTCCAACAAAAAGAGTTGGTATTGTTGAAACTACAAGAGGCAGTCAAAATGCCGTTATTCCTTTATTGTCGCCATTAGAATCTATTGATTGGGTTTTAAAACGAGCTTTAGATAAGAACAATAAAGCAAACTTTGTATTTTTTGAAAATAAAATGGGTTTTAATTTCGTATCATTACCAACTTTATTTTCTTATGGTCCTGCACTAGAAATTAATTTTCAACCAAAAAATATTAGTGATGGTCAAATAGCTGATGAATTTTTGGGTGTAAGAGATTTTAATTATTCTTCTACATTTGATTTGATTGAAAATATTAGAAATGGTTTCTATGCAAATAAATTTATTGGATTTGATATTCTTACCAGAAAAATAACAGAAACTTCTATTGGTATTTCAAATTCATATGGTACGAGTAATCTTAACAAGTATCCAATTGCACCAGGAATGAAAAATAGAGAAAATAAAGATGTTTCTGAAATGTATAATTCCAGAGTTGCATTATACCCATATCAAACAACAAGAACTAATGCTACATACATTAAATCAAATGATAACAAAGCTGCAACCATTTTGGATGAAACACATACATATATTCCTCAGCGCAAAGCTATTTTAAATAATTTAATTCAAAAACGATTGACTATTGCTTTGCCTGGTAATTTTGCTTTGACTTCTGGATTGATATTAAAACTTAATGCACCATCTTATGGATTAAAAGATGATGATACGCAACAACAAGATGATTCAATGAAAGGCAATTATTTAATCATTGGAACAAGACATATAATTAGGCCAGATAAACACGAAACTGTTTGTGAAGTAACAACAGATTCTACAAATACAAAATTGATTGGTGGTAACACACCAGAATTACATCAGGCTAGAAATTCATAATGGATAAAGATTTTGCTGGAAAAAATGGTTTCATTTGGTGGGTTGGCGTGGTTGAGAACCGTGTTGACCCTTTAGCTATTGGTCGTTGTCAAGTTCGTATTATTGGTTGGCACAGTCAAAAGAAAACTGAGGTGCCAACAGAAAGTTTGCCTTGGGCTCATCCAATGTATCCATTAAATAACAGTAAATCATTTGCATCACCTAAAGTTGATGATTGGATTGTTGGTTTTTTCTTAGACGGAGAAAACGCTCAACAACCAGTAATGATGGGTGTATTACCTGGAATTAGAATATAATGCCACAAAGATTATTGGACTTACACCAATTGGCTGCACAAGCACAAATATTACATACACAGTTTGTTGGTGGTATGTTGACAGCCGAAGAATATAGAGATAAAGTTAAACACTTGCATGACCACGGAAATATTCAACCATCAGCTGAGCATGAAGCTGTTTGTGCAGAATATCGTGAAATCATTGAGGGTGCATTAAGATTGGTTGGAGAAAAATAAATGCCTGTAATTCAAATTACAAATCCTAATGTTGCTCAATCGAATAATGGTGTAGAAGCAAATCCACCAGTTCTTACAAATGCAAACGATATTCCAAATAAAGGGCCAACTACGCCAGTTACCGCAACAGGTAATATGGCAAATACCACTATTGATGTTTTAAATCATAATATTGCTCATGCGTGTGATTTTGTTTTAGATTTAAAGAAAAGTGTTGGCCTTAAAAAGTTTATTAAAGCGATTGCTCAAGCTGTTAGACAAGGCATTCGATATATTATGAAGTTGTTGGGATTATCAGATGCTTCAGGTTCTTATTCAACCATCATTAATAAATTGAAAGCTATTGCAGAAGAAATTAGATATATTCAAAAGACATATATTCAACCAATTATTGATTTTGAAAAATATGTATTGGCAGTTATTGTTAAGATTCGTGCTATCGTCCAATGGATTTTAAGTTTACCTGCAAGAATTTTGCAACTCTTATATACTTGTTTAACAAATCTTTTAAAAGCTTTGGCTAGTATTTTTACAGATGCTTTAAATGAAGCAGGTAATGAAGTACCATTAGGACCAGGCCAAGACTTTAAAGATTTACTTGCAGCTGCAAAAGATACAATGAACGCAGGTACAGATTTATTAAAAGCTACAGCAACCGCAGTTGGTGGTGCAGCTGTTATTGCAACATCAGCAACCGCAGGTATGTTGGTGCCAGTAAGTCAGGCTGAATTGACTGCTGCTAATCAAACCATTGCTAACTATCAAAAAACAACACCAACGGCTGCAGATTCTACAATTTCTACACCATCACAAAATAAATCACAACCTTAATATATTATGGCAGACCAATATCAATCGGCATATGATTCGCTTGTAGCGGCGATGAAAAGTTCACCATCCACTAATTTGTGGACTGAACCGCCATCACCTGCTAGTGTAGAATCGCCACCAATTTATCCGTATAATAATATACAACAGACCGAATCTGGTCATTCATTTGAAATGGATGATACACAAGGTCGTGAGCGTATTCGTTTGCAACATGGTAAATCAAAAAACTTTATTGAAATGCACCCCAACGGTGACCAAGTATATAAAGTGTTTGGTGATGGATATGAAATTATTGCAGGCAATAAAAATGTATTGATTAAAGGCACTTGTAATATTACTATTGCTGGTGATTGCAATATGGAAATTGCAGGAGATTTTAATCAAATAGTTAAAGGTGATTATAATCTTGCTGTTGCTGGACAAACAAATATTCGTTCACATAAAGATTTGGACATTCAAGGTGATGCGGATGTTACTCTTAATGCTAGTGAAAAATTTGGCGGTTCATTAAATCTTGGAGCTGCACAATCATTAAGTTTAGGTTCAGATTTGTATATTCACGGTTCAATTACTTGTGATTCTCTTACTGCCGAATCTCGTGTTAATGCTGGTATGGGTGTATTTGCTGGGCCATATGGATTCACATCTGCACTTGGTGGTCTAAGTCTTGGTTATCCAACACCATTAACACCAGTTGCTGTGCCGGGTTGTATCAATACAGTCGGCACTATTACATCATTAGTTTCAGTCAATGCACCGATTGCTAATTTTGGATTGGCTAATTGTGGTATTATGGATGCAGTTCTTATGACCGATGTTATAAACAGCTTAATATATGATTATCACATTCATCCATCTCCAAAAGGACCAACTGGTCCCCCAATGACACAATTTTTTGGAATTTAAATTATGACAACAGTTGCTAATTCATCAGGCGTATTTGCCACATTAAACTATCATTTTGATGATCCTAATGGTGCAGTTCAAACCTTTTCTGCAAATACGCAAGCACATTTAAACACGATGCCGGCTTTTATTGAAAGTTGGCAGGCTCAAGATATTGCAAATAACGATGTTGGTGGATATTTTAAAAATCCAGTTGATGCTTATGTAAATACAATTATTACATATTCAACATCAATAAGAGCTAACGCTAAT